AGCTGGAAACCCTTGAGACTGCTGCCAATATGGCATTCAGAACCCGTCCCAAGTACTGAATGCCATATTGGCAGCAGTCTCAAGGGTTTCCCGCTGGCAGAAGCGGTGGTGATGAATATCCAAAACCAGTTTGAGTCCCCCACACCGAGACGCAAGGGTTTCGTACAGATCACTCATGCTCCACATGGACGGCTTGTCGTCGTTCTCCACCGTTAGGCGAGCACGAATGCGTGGAGCCAACGCCTCGTAGCGTTGGGCAAAGCGTTTAGCGGTTTCACTCTTGCCGTCGTACACGCCACCCACATGGATATTGATGGCAAACTCGTCACCGTAACCCAACAAGTCCGCTAGCAGCGAGTGCATTTCCAAACACAGCACACTCTTGTCTGCAACCGCGTGGTCAGGAGAACCCAAACAGGTGTACGGACCAGGATGGCACGACAGCCGCATGCCGTTGGCTTTGGCGTACTGCCCCGCAGCGGACAGACTAGCCACCACACTTTGGTAGTGCTCAAGTGGAATGTCGTACAGGGTGTACTGTAGTGTGGGGTGATCCATGAACGGGAACACACCGCTCCCAATGCGGAAGAACCGAATTCCATTTTCCACATTCCACTTCAGGATGGGCAAAAGGTCTGCGGCATTGCGAGCGGCTAGTTCTCCCACCCGTTGCAGGGTAAAGCGATCCATACGCAAAGTTCGGTCGGTAAAGTACCGATCTTTGGGTTTACGCCCTTCCATGAGGGACAGGTTTTGGCATGCGTAGCCGAGATGGCGGATCATGCCCCTAGTATAACACAGGGGGAGGCGTTGTCAAGTGGGCGGTTGAATATTTGACGAGATATCAAATGTTCCGTTGTTCCATATTTTAATCTGATCGGAACGAAAATGCCTAACGCTGCCGTCACCTAACACCACAGCAAATATATCATTTTCCCATGTGCCGCCGTCACGCACATACCAAATATACCCGTCACCCAAATCTGTGTGAACAGGCACAGGATATTTGAATTCGTGAAACATTTTAACGGGAGTCTTTATCTTTCAAGTACGCAGCCAACAGCACCATGTAGTTGATAACATCCACACAGGTGTCCATGAACGACTCGTCCTGCACATTCATCTTGCCTGCGTGGATGAAAGACGACAGGCGGCTCATCTTGTCGGTGAGACGCACCATGAAGCCTTGCTCGGTCTTGCAGATGCCCATTGCTTCCACGCGGGTAAAGTTGGCAAACGGTTCAACGCCTTCCTTGCCTGCGTAGTCGCGGTTCTTGAGACTCATCAGATCACGAGCAGCCTTGCACAGTTCTGCGTGAAATTGCAGTAGTTCGTCTCTGGTCATGCTCCAACTCCTGTGGAACCAAATCCACCGTTACGGGTTTCACGAACAGGTGCGTCAATGCACCATTGGATGTTTGTGGGAATGTTCTGCACCAACTCGCCCTGACACAGCCGCATGTTGTCGGTGAGCAGGATTCCGTTTGTTCCGTTTGCGGTGCTGGTATTGCTCACCATGACTAGTAGTTCTTGTGTGTAGTCGTGGTCAATCACGCCTTCAGCATTGGTTAGTACCAGCCCGTTCTTCAAGGCTAGCCCGCTGCGGGCGTGTAGACGCACAGAGTAGCCCTGCGGAATGTCTAGAATAATACCTGTGGGAATCAGTACACGCTGACCTGGGAATACCCACAGTTTCCGCTGTCCGTTGGTGGTGTCCACCTTCTTGCTTTCAGCGGTGCCTGTGTTGCCGTCGTAGTACACCACATGGTCTGTGTGTAGCCGTGCGTGGATATCAAAACACGCAGAGCCTTCGGTTGCGAACTTGGGAAGCGTTGGATTGGTATTGGGGATGGCGTAAACGCCTAGTGTCTGCACGGTTTGGTACATGATGAATCTCCTGTTGGGAGTTTACACGAAAAAGTCACGCTGTCAAGGGTACTGTTTGTAAACTGCTGTTCCGTCTGCTTTTTTCAAAAGTATTGCTGATCCGTTGTCTTGCTTGTACACATCCACATCTTTGAGTTGATTCAGGACTATGCCATTAGGCTTGGGACGAATGGTTATGATGTTTGGTTTTTTAATCAACAGTCTATTTTTTGATGTCTTGATCCGCTCGTCAATGTTTGCGGTTATCTGATACGACTGCTCTTTTATTTTTAATTTGTTCATCGCACCACTTTGTCGCTAACCACAAAGCGACCAGTCAGCAGTTCATTCACGGTGGCACCCTGAAGCAGATCAAATCCGTACACCCATGTACCCACAGGAACCTTGCCCATCGTTGTATAGTCTATGTTTAGACGAATGCCACCAGTAAACACTCCACCTGTTTCTCCACTATTCAGGTAAATGCCACCTGTGCCTGCAACACCTTGAGACACCCATGTGATACCGTTTTTCATGGTGGCACCCTCAAGGTAATCACCAGTACTTCCGCCTCCAGTCACACCACTTACTGTGGCATCCAAGTACTTGTAACTACTGGCAATGTTTGGACGCACCTGAAACCGTGCAGTATAATTGGTAAGATTAACAGCATTTCCAGCGGTGTCGTAATACTCCACATGGAAGTTCAGGGTTTCATCCTGCTTGGCGTAGATGTCGTAGTTTGCTGCTGCCATTACTTCTTTCTCTCCTTGAAGCGAGCCGCTCTAGGAGGTATGTATGCCGATTTGGGTTGCTGCTTTGGTGGCTGTGGTTGTGTGGCTTGCTGTTGTGCCTGCATTTGAGCCTGCACCTGTTGTATCTCTGCTAGTTTCTGTGCATACGCTTGGTGGTTTTTCTGTACACGCTCCACCTCTGAAGGAGGAAGTCGGTTTTCTTTTAGCAATATTTCACAGGCAGCGTATCCGTTCTTGTAATCGTGCGTGTAAAACGCTGTAGCCCCTAGTTCATCCAAAGCCATCCACTTGTACACATTAGTGTCTATGAACAGGATGTCCTGCTGTGGATACGGAATTTGGGCGGCTTCCTTGGCAAACATATAAGCCGCACGAGGTCTGCCCATCATTCGTAGACTTCGTGCGATGGCATGGAGAGGTTCGGCACGGCACGGGCGGTAGTCGTAAGCGTCCAGCAACTTCTGCTGAATGATAGGCCACTCTTTTTCCTGTGCCATAGCAATCAGAGCCACGCGGAACAGGGAGTAGTAACACTCTTCTTCCCATCCACCCATTTCCACACGCTTATAGTACGCTTCGGTTGCCTTGTCCCACTGCTGTGAATCAAAATACGATTGGGCTAGGTAGAACTGATACCGCGAGTTGTTGGGTTCAGTCTTGAGTGCTTCTAGCAGAGTTTCAGCGTCCTTAGAGTACTTCTCTACCTGTGTCACATTCACATTACGGTGTCCTAGAGTACGAGCCTCTAGGTGGTAATTGCCCTCAATCTTTTCTTGGTGTAGCGGCTGCTTTTCACAATGTGCGTACTCGTGTAGAACTCCAATATACTTCCAACCAATACCAGTCTTGAAGATTTGGTTTCGCCACCAAATGCACTGGTCGCGTCCACACTTCAGGGCGTACCCATCAGCAGTCATATTCCTGCCGTTGGGAAACTTGAAGTCACCAACAATCTTGTCGTCTGCATCAATCATCCATGCGTAGTCGGCTTTGCCGTCACATAAGGCTAGGGCTTCGGTGCGGTTATGACCGAAACTGACCCAAGGCTTTTCAATCAGTTCACCTGGGATTCCCTTTTCAGCAAAATAATTCTTGATGAGTTCTTGTGTTCCGTCTGTGGAACCTGTGTCAACGATTACCCAATAATCAATGTACTTGTGGATAGAATCCAAGCACTCGTGGATAATGTGCGTTTCGTTTTTGACAATCATTGAGAGGCATACTGTAGACATTCACGGTTCTCCTTTAGGGTTATTTAGACAAAGCACGGAATGTGTTTTGGATTCCTTGACGCAATCCAACCAGATTAATTGGCGGCAGACCGCTTTCACCACAATACATTTGTAATTGTGTTTCGTTTTCTGTGATGATTGGTACTTTGTGGCTATCCAATGAGTTAATCATGTTGGCTATAGTCTTTAGTGTGTATTTTTCTTCGTAGCAACAGTTTATATCTTTTTCAAGATTGGTATTATCCACATAATACCTAACTGTAGATATAAAATCTTGCATATAGATAAAATCCATGACTTTGTTGGTGTGAATTATCATTGGCTCTTTTTTAATGTATCTCAACATGTTTGCTTTAATGAATCTTGTGAGCAACTCATTCTCGTCAAAAACATTAAAAATTCTCAAGTTATAGAAATTTTCTGTGTTTTGTATCGAATCTGCTATCTCTCGTTTACTATTAGCATATGGAGTATCTCCATGATACATTTCTGCACCAGAACCAAATGATATTAGTTTTTTAAAGTTGTGCCTATTTATACGCAAATTATTATACATCGCTAGGTTTTGCTGTAGTACAACAGAATCATCTTCATGCAATCTGCTGCCGCCAGCAATAGCAGTATGCAACACAACATCAAATTGCCTTTCATTAAACCACTCACAAGTTGCATCGTAACTGCTCAGATTAAAGTTTTGTCTGGTTATTGTAGTTATGTTATATTTGTGTTTAAGACTCTCGTAAAGACTTTTTGCCACATATCCATTTCCACCCGTAATTAGCATCTTCATAGTGTTTTTAAAAACTCAAGAGTGCGTATCATCGAATCGTTAGTGTTAAATTCCAAACACTTGTCGTCTATGTAATAGTCTGCCATAATCTTTGGGCTATATCCAGATATTTTTTTCATTTCTTTCTCTGGAAGATTTTTATTGATAGCATCGAACTCCAGTCCTTGTTCCTTACACCAATTTACGGCTTCAGTTAAACATTTATATCGTTCGTTGTCTCCTCTATTTGTCCATAGAATTAATTTATGACCATTATTTCGTAATCCTATAAGGATGGTCATTAACTTTTTCTGTTGCTCTGTCTGTTTTCCAATATTAGGAAATGCGTAGGTGCACAAAGTACCATCAAAATCAATAGCAATAGTAAATTTATCTTTCATAGGTTTCTCCATAATTATTGTTAACATCTACTAGTTGCTTTGCAATTATGAATGCAGATCGTATATTATCTTCGTTTTCATAAAAATCATCAGGTGAGATATATTTTTCAATTACATCTCTGGCATAAGTTCCTATAGCAACTCCATTTATTCGTACATCTGTTTTTACAGAAAGTTCTTTGCTGTAGGAATTTGTCCCACCTGATAAAAGAATAGGAATGTTGTCATTATCATCTATGGATTTGTATATTTTCTTTGATGATATTTTTTCATTACCCACCGAATCCTTTTCTCGTTTCTTATTGATCTTGGTGTTGAATTTTTTGTTTATTATGTCAGCACAGGCAACTGCTTGTAGAGTAGTATTATAATCATTTTCGCCACCACTCATTGGCAGACCATCTGCTTGGATTATTACCCTATCTCTAGAAATCTTCTGAACTTGCTCAATACGATGTTCTAATTTCAAATTTCCCAAATTCAATCTGTCTAAACACATAGAATTGTAATTTGTGGCGTTGATTTCGTTTATCAATTTCCATTCTTCCATTGTGATATCTTCTTCTCCTACAGCAGAATGCAATTCAAATAGTTCTGCTCCTGCTCTCATACATCTTGGTAACAATTCTCGTAGTTCTCTGGAATTGTGTCGGTACGAGATGATATCTGTTTTGGGGCAGATATTGCTACATTTACCACACCCAATACATAAATCTTTGATAACAATTTCTTTTGATTGGTCTTCTTTATCAAAACTACCACCCAAGTCTTTGAAAATAGATAAATGTTGTATGAAATCTTTGGGAATAGCATCTGTTGGACATACAGGTATACACAAACTACACCCAATACATTTTGTGGGGTCTATGTATGATTTTCGTACATGATGATCTCCAGGCATTCCAACACTAACCATAATATAAGGTCTAGTTTTTATGGTAACATTTAATTTATTAGCGTAGTTATATGCTAAGTCAATTCCTTCCATAGCAGACTGTACTACTTCTACATTGGCAGAAACATCTAATATAGTAGTTCCTGCTAAGGTATAGATAAATGCTAATTTTTTAACATGATGTTTGTTTTCGTTTCCTGCACCACAAATCATCTTAAAGCATTTTTGCTTATGTAAGATTTCTTTTAAAATTTCATATCTGTTGGTCATATAAAAATACCTTTATGAAATATCTACTAGCATTTCTGCCTTTAGTTCTTCTTCTGATAAAAATGGAGCCATGTCGTGTAGTCCTCCTTGAACTCCGTTGCTTTTGATTGCTTGAGCAGGAAGAACATCTAATGTATGTTTGCTGATAAATTCTACTATCACAGGATTTTTTAACCTGAGTATTTCTGGCATTTTTTCATCTAGTTCTTGGTTGTTTTGTATTTTAATATAATCCATCTCAAAAGCATTTGCAATCTTAGACAGGTCTGCAAAATAAATACCAGTATTACTGTTGACACCGTATAGATTTCCTCCAAAAAATTTTGTCTGTGTTTGTTTTAAACTCATGTATCCGTCATTATTGATTACAAAAATCTTTACGGGAATATTGTTCTTTCTTATAACTGCTAATTCTTGCATATTGGTATGGAAACTTCCTTCGCCAATACACGCTATGATATTAGATTCTGGTGCTGCGAAATGAACACCAACTACTGCTGGAATGGCATATCCCATATCACCTTGTGCTGCCTGAACCATGTACTTCTGACCACGCTTCAACTTTAAGTTAGTGGAACAAATATAGCAAGGCTGACCTGCATCTGCAACAACAATATCAATAGATTGCATGTTTCTGTTTAGACTCTCAACTATTTCATATAAATTTAAACCATCAGAATCCGAACGATGAGTTTCGTGATCGTAAATGGGCCACTTATTTTTCCAGTGCAAACACTTTTCCCCCCACCAAGACAGTTCCCAATTTTTGGATTCGTTGTTACATGCAAGTCTCAAAAAATCTTTAACATTTGCCTGTATAGGCACATCAATTTTTATATTTCCTTTAGACAATTCACTAGAGTCAATGTCTATCATAATTTTTTTACTATGTGGACTGAATGATTTGGTATCATATCCCACATGAGTAACATTCATGGAACTGCCTAATATAATCAGACAATCAGAATTTTGTACGGCAAAGTTTGCTGCACGATTCCCTTTTATCCCCCACATTCCTATATTTTGTGGATGCTCGTATTCTATTATATCCCTAGTCAAAAAATTTGTTACAAAAGGAATTTTATACTTGTCGATAAATCTTCTAAACTCATCAACACTATCACTGTGGCTGATTCCCGCTCCTGCTATTGCAACAGGTCTTTTGGAACGATAAACAACATCCATCAAAACATTTTCTATAGTGTGTTTTTTAGATTTTTCTAAAGAAATAGCATCAGGATTTTCTTCTGGAGAATAAATTTCATATTTTTCTGGCATGGGTGAGGTTTGTATGTTGGCTGGTATGTCCAACCAAACAGGACCAAATCTACCAGTAGATGCAATGTGAATGGCTTTTTCTAATTCATAAGCAACCCTATTTACATCTTCAACAAGAACAGAATACTTAGTCATAGTCTTGACGGTATTAACAATATCATGGTCTTGAATACCATATTTTCTCAAACTTATTCCTCTAGTCTTATTGATGTAAGAGGTTATATCTGTTAGTTTTGTGTTCCCGCTCAGAAATAAAACAGGAACACTTTCTTGCCAAGCGTTTAAACAACTTGTTAGTGCATTTGTACCACCACAACCAGTGGTAACATTTACAACAGATATTTTTTTGTTGGTTCTGGCAGAACCAACTGCTGCATGACCTGCACCCTGTTCGTGATGAAAAGGTATGTAACAAATATTTGGGTTTTTAAAAAATCCATCGTTTAATCCGGAACAACCACCTCCAACCATACCATAGACATGACTAACTCCCTCTTTGACAAGCCTTTCACTGATGTAATCGCAAACACGCATTTTTTACTCCTTGCTTACATTCTACCAAGTATAGCGGCTTTTCTCTTTTTATCAGAAGAACATATTTTCTCATAGATTGCCAGTCGTCTCTCTAGATTCGACAACTCAAATTTTAAGGCATGATCTATCGAACCTTCCTGAATGAACTTATCAACAGGTATTACCACTTTTCGTGTCTCTACATGATCTATCAAATTATACAATTCTTCATCTGACAATAAAGATTCTACCGTGGCTTTGCTTACATTACCACCCATAGTTACTTTTAGTCCTCTAGACTTTGCTTCGTTAGCAACCTTTTTTACCATAGAGATGGTTTTTTCAGACTCTACACTACTACCACCGTAAGACGCGGTTAGATCATTTCTACCAATGGTAACTTCTGTCAAAAGAGTGCCCGCTTTGATTATACTGACTATATTTTCGACAGCAGTAACCGTCTCAATGGTAACGCCAACATGTTCAAAATGATTTGGAGGAACCATGTTGATAAACTTTTGCATTGCAAAAGATGATTCAATCATTGGAACAACTACAGAAGTTATCCCAATATTTACCAAATATTCCAAATTTGTTTTTGCTTCACTACCACCGATCTTAATTAGATAATTAAGATCGTTTTTTGCAGCAAGTATTGCTTCTCTTGCAACTTCTATTTGGCACAACCCCTCTGCTTCCATCTCGCCTTTCAGAGAGACAAATCCAAATACCTTTTTACCCTCTGCTAATAGTTCGTTTATATTGTTTTCTGTGTTAATCATTGATGCGTTTTCCATTTTTATAAATGTCCTCGTTTTTAGATTTTACCATACAAAAGTATTCTTGTAGTATTCTATGATACTACTCAATTCACCATCAAACTGTTTTTCTGGTTGCCATCCAAGAGTTCTGAGTTTGCTGTCATCTAAAGCGTATCGTACATCTTGTCCGGGTCTATTGCAAGAGAAATCTATGTATTTCTCTACATCTTTTTCATCTATGTTGTTTGTGGCTAGTATTTTCTTTACCGTATCCATATTGCTCTGTTCGTAACCACCGCATATGTTGTATATCTCGTTGGTCACTCCACACTCAATAATTTTAATCACAGCAGAAGCGGTGTCAGCAGCATGAAGCCAATTTCTGATTGGAGAACCTCCGTTGTGAAGCGGTATCTTTCTTCCAAGATGAAGATACTTGCAAACCTTTGGTATGAGTTTTTCTACATACTGCCCAATCCCGTAGTTGTTTGTTGGTCGTACAATAACATATGGAATAGCATATGTTCTTGCCCATGCCAACACCAACATATCTGCTGCTGCTTTGGTTGCAGCATATGGATTTGATGGTTTCAGCAAATCGCTCTCTGTGTGTGCTCCATTTGCAATATCTCCATACACCTCGTCTGTAGAAAAATGAAGTAGAATTGGCTTTTTCCCACTCTCCTGTCTGAAGTTCTTTATGAGTTCAAGAATATTATGAACTCCATTGATATTTGAATGCACGAAATCATCGCTATTTGCTATGGAGTTTCCTACATGGGTTTCCGCTGCTGTATTGATAATATAATCACAATCATACAAAAACTTCAAGTCGTTAATGTCGCAGTGCACAAAAGAGAAGTTTTTATGCTTGTTGAATTCTTCCAGTAATTCGTCGTTGGCAGCATAAGTGATCTTGTCCACACCTTTTACATACCACCCTTTTTCAAGGCATTGACGAGTCACATAAGAACCGATAAACCCCAAACAACCTGTCACATATACTATTTTCACAAATTCTCCTTCACGATAACACTTGGAAAATATTTCAAATACAAATCCGAACTATTCGGTCGTACTTTCTTTATCCTGCCCACAATCTCATCAAAAAAGTTCCAAGCCAATGGAACAAAACAAATTAGAGAGTCTCTATAGTTATTTAGGTGTTCTATGCTGTGGATTGGAATGGAAGAACCGGGAGTAAACATTCCTTGCTTCATTGGGTTGTCGTCTATAATGAAATCTAATTCACAACCAGAAAAATTTAAGAATGTATTTCCTTTTGCCGGTGAGCCGTATCCAATAATCTTGTATCCGTCCTTCCGGATGGAATCTATTTTTGCTTTTGTATCTACGGATGTTTGTATTGCGGCTTTGGCGTACTTGGAATAGATTTCGTCTCCGTATAGACCATCATTCTTTTCCTGTTGAATTGCCAAGTCCACACTATCTGATTGTTTGTTGTTTGGAGATATCACGAATATGTAACTGTTCCCGTGTATTGGATGCACCAACACATCAACCAAACACATTCCGCTCCTCTCACACAAAACCCTCATGGAGTGAACAGAATAATACGAATAGTGCTCGTGATAGATGGTGTCAAATTCACCATGCTTTATCATGTCAGCCTGTGATGTGGTTATGAAGAGTAAGCCATTCTCACTCATAAGTGTCTTGCACTTCTGCAAAAATTGATGCTGATTGTAATTGTGAGAAAACGCATTCTGACACACTATGGCATCGAATTTTACAGAAAACTCAACATGGTCAAGATTAAAGTAATCGCAAACCACATTGTGTTTTTTTGAACTGATGGGGTGAAGATTTTCTGCTGGATCTACCCCATATGTGGAAAACCCAATAGACTTAAAATAGTCCAACTGAGAACCATCATTGCAACCAATGTCTAGAACATTAGCATGTTCTACTCCAAGCCTATGCTTTACCATTTTTGAAAACCAATCAAAATATGCTAATTGGGTGTTTGATGTTCCTGAAACATACAGATAGTTTTTGAACAACTCATTAGGATTCACCATGTGACTCAACTGTAGATGGTGACATGAAACACATCTGTTCAATATCAAAGGATAATAGGCTTCCTGTTCGTTTTGTGTTTTCTTGAAGGAATTTGCTAGTGGCTGCTCTTTCAAATCTAACACTTGTATCAGGTTTGACGAGCCACAAGCAATACAAGAATCAATAGGTACACAGGAAGATGTAATCATAGTTGCAACCACTTGGGATTAGCAAGATACCAATCCGTGACTTGTTTGATGCGTTCAGACAACGAAACTGTTGGTTCCCATCCCAAAGACCGCATCAATTCTCCTGATAGAGAATATCGCATATCGTGTCCGGGTCTAGTGCTGTGAAAATCAACCATTTCATAGTTCAGTTCTTTGCCCTGTGCTTCTGCAATCATTTTTGCAAGTGAAAGGTTATCTACCTCTTGTTTTCCAACTATGTTGAACTTTGAACACTTTGCCCCTCCAAAATCTGGCTCGGACTTGATATCATTTTTCAACAAGAACAAAAGAGCATTAGCAACATCTGTTGCGTGGATATAGAATCTACTACCAGCAAAAGTCTTGCTTGGATCGGAATGAATGGTGATAAGTTCTCCGTTTTTGATTCTACGAATGCACAAAGGAATGAATTTTTCAGGAGTTTGTCTTTCTCCGAACACATTCATTGTATGGGTAATCTTCATTGGCATCTTATAGGTGTTCTCATAAGCCACACACAACTCTTCCGCTGCTGCCTTGGAAGCAGAATACGGATTGGTTGAATTGTAGCGATCTCTTTCCTTATAGTCAACACCCTTTGGAGCAGAACCAAATATTTCATCTGTGCTGAAGTACAGGAAATTTTCCAAGTAGTCTAATCTTCTAGCATACTCTAATAGATGAGCAGTGCCCAAGATGTTGTCGTTTATAAATTCCATCGGGTGTGTTATCGACCGATCAACATGAGAACCAGCAGCCAAATGTAGTATGGTGTCACACTTTCCAATGAAGTTAGAAACCAGTGGATTCACTTCTGCCTTCAGATCGTGGAATACTACCTTTATTCGATTTTTATTTTCTGGTTGCTTTTGAATCAGTTCGTCTATTCTGTTCAAATTACCAGAATAATCCAAACGATCCAAAACAACAATCTCGCAATCAGTATTTTGTAAGAAATAATCAATTACATGATGACCAATAAAACCTGCTCCACCTGTAACTAATACTTTTTTCATAATATACCTCTTTCAATCTAGTACTATTTTTTCAAACTTTGCGATGTTGTGTTTGTTCTTCTTGACAAACTCTTCGTATGGATATTGTTGGTAATCCGGTATAACCTTTTTAATAGGTGTTGGGTTCATTCCACATATTCCATCAGATGATTCCACATATGCCAACTTTGCAAATTCTCTATTGAAGCGTGGTTTGTTGTCTTGATGGTTTTCTATTTTTTCGTTTTTTAGATGATATGCTGCTTTATTGTAGATGCTTGGAATCGTTATGCTCGGTATCCAACTTCCAGTCATTCTTATGTATCTGTGTAGGATGTCACCGTCTTCTTCTCCGAATCCACAAAGTCTCTCATCAAAATAACCAAGTTTGTGCATGATTGATTTTGTGCACACAAAATGAGAAAACCCATTGTTTATTTTGAAAAACTCCTGTTTGGTTTTCTTTATGTGTTCTATTATGATATTATACGCATTGGCGTTTCCATATTCCACATCATCTCCCATAATAAAGACATGTTCTGTTTTGCTAAAAATTATAAATGTATTGAACAGTTTGCAGATACTCTTGAACTCGGGACAGAAAATGGGGTATATGCCAACATACTGTTTTGCCAAATCTAACATATCCTGCCTATATTCTTCTGGCATATCCTCTTCGTTGTTTCCGTTTATTGCTAGGATAATATCAACGGATGTCGGAACAGAAGATCGGATCTTTGCTACAAGATCCCGAATCAATTCTTTTCGTTGTCTGAATGTTATGATTCCTATAGTGAGTTTGATTTCGTCCATTATTTTCCTCATACAGTTCTTGGTATTAAGTAATCTGTGGGTTTTGTTTTATTGATTGTGGATATGCAATTTCTATCTTGAAATATTAGACTAGGAGTAAGCATATAAACATTCATTCCATCTTGTATTACGCTGTCAATACAACCGTCTCCCCAAAATCTAAATTGTATATTTTTTGAAAAAAACCAATTATATGCTTTTGCGTTTATTGCAACAGCATGTGAGCCTGCTGCTTCCCATCCATGTGTGCATTTTACATATGAAAATTCTGTTGTGTCGTTCAGTTTACCATCATAATTAAGGCTACCAAGTATTACAATATCCCAATCTGATGGAAGATTAGATGCTATCGTATTGATTTGCTTTGAGTCTAGGGATGAAACATCTCGTACAAAAGAATCATCATCACACATAATATGAAATGGTGATTGTTTTTCTATTTCATCCATCAGTATCCGTATGGTTGTTAACTGACCACCAAAAAAACCAGCGGAAGAAGGATATTTAATATGAAACGGGCCATGCTGAAAACTGAAATTTGAACTAACAAACTTCAAACCATCATATGCCGTTTCTATACTATACTTTAAACCTACTCTATCAAAAGATTCTTGAATCAATTTTCGTCGTTCAACAGATTCGGATAGATTTTTGACATATACATGTCCAAATGTTTTGTTTATTACTTCTCCTATTGTCATCTTACTGTCCTTTTAGTTTTGCAAAAAAACTATCCAACACTTTTTCAATGTAATCCAAATGCTCATCTGTTATCACAGGACTTGTTCCCAAGAAGAATGTGTCTGTCGTTATTTTTCGTGCATTTGGAAAATCAGAGATGACCTTGCTCGTATCCATCATGCCTGCATATGCGGGCTGAAGCATTATGTTTCCCGCAAAATACGGTCGAGTTTGAATCTTGTGGTTTTCAAAATGCTCCACAATATCTATCCGTTTGAACGGGCTTCCGTCCTTGATCGTTACAGCGAAGGCAAACCAAGCAGGATCAGAACCTTTGGTTGCTTTTGGCAAGATGAAATAATCTTCATACATTGCAAATATGTTACACAGGCGTGCATGATTGTGCTTTCTCATCTCAATGATTCTTGGAAGTTTCTTGAGTTGAGCAAGACCCATTCCTGCTTGCAAATCTGTTGGCTTCAAGTTATAACCAATCTCATCGTACACATATTTGTGATCGAAAATCTCATCAGGTAATGCAGGCAACCAATTAGAAAACCTATTCTTGCAAGTTCCATTCTTGAGAAGATTTGCCTTTTGCCCAACACAATAGCATCCTCTTCCCCATTCCCTAAAACTTCGTGCAACGGTTTCCTGTTGGTGTGTCTTGCAAGCAACAAAGCCACCCTCACCCATTGTGATGTGGTGAGCAGGATAGAATGAGCATGATGCAAATTCTCCATAACTTCCCAAAGGCTGTCCTTTGTAAGAAGAACCCAACGCATCACAGCAGTCTTCCAAAAAGATCAAATCGTATTTCTTAACAATTTCCATCAGCCTGTCCATGTTTGGAGGATTACCCAACACATGAGCAAAGGTGATAACCTTGCATCCCTGCTTTGCCTTTTCTTCCACTTGATCCAAATTAAGATTCAAAGTGTCTAGATCAATATCCACAAACTCTGGAGTGAATCCAACTTGAAATATTGGGTTTATTGTTGTTGGAAATCCTGCAATGGGTGTAATAACCTTTGTGCCTTTAGGCAGATTATACAGTCGCTTGGAGGCAAGAGCAGACATCATTATGAGATTAGAACTGCTGCCGCTATTTGTAAGAATACCAAACTGCTTTCCCATAAGTTTGGGAAACAGAGTTTCAAATCTGATACCGTTTTCTCCAAGCACCAGCCAACCCTTCAACAACGCTTTGGCAGATTCAGTATACTCTTCTGAATCAAAATACGGGCCAGCATATTGAACCCAATCAACACCAGCAGTCCATTGCTTGGTGGATGTTTTCTTGTCTGCGTATTCTGCTATTAGTTTTAGAATTTCTTCCATTAGTGTATTCCCATACCCCAATCATTCAAATTTGGGATATTGTACTCTTTGATGCTGTCTTTGATGAATTTATATTTGTAACTTGATTTGATGTCTTGTTCTGAATACACATCATACCTGATCTTCAACGGAAAGTCAAATTCAGAATATTCCCATTGGAAATTAGCAACAGATTCATCATATGCTGTAACTGGTACTGTTTCTGTTTTATATTTGTTTCTAGTAATATAATCTGTTATCTTCCAAAAGTATTGCTTTACCGCAACTGTTGGTTTATCCAACCATTGTGCGTGTGCAATAAACAGATGCGGAACATCAATTACTCCGTGTTTTCCGGGATATGGGATGTGTTCAGAGTGCATCTGTGCAGGTCTAAATATTGCTCTTTTACTATATGATCCCACCCTATCTTTGTAATTAGTCTTCCAAGGCCCATCCACTCTGATTTGATTTTTATCTGTGTACTGTATCCATCTTAAATAAATTATCGTGTCTTTGTTATTTTCTAGTATACTTTCCAATTCTTTTTTTTGAATATTGCCATCCAAATATTCATCCGCATCTAAACATATGATATTTCCAGAATGCTTTAGTGCCTCGTCATATAATCTCTGCCTTGTGTCCGATTCGATATACAACTCATTACTTGTTTGATTACTTGGTATAACGCTTAAGATATTGAATTTTTCTTTGTTCTCCATAAGGTACTCGTAAGTACCATCAGTCGATCTGTCGTCCATAAAAACAAAAGCATCTGCATACTTTTGCCAATGCGGCATCATCTCTTTAATGAGAAACAACTCGTTTCGTGTCATTGTTATTTGAACAATCATTTTACTTCTTTTCTCCAAACATAACATCCATATCAAAACCACGAGCCAATCGGGATTCGTATACCCTTTGGTCTATGCTATACATTTCTCTGTTTTCGTTTCGTGCATGAAGAGCATCAAATGGTTCTGGTGTCCATTCGTGTTTAATTATGCACAAATCACACTTTGCAAGTTTTCCTAAAGCCGCGCACACCTGCGTTTGCTCATTATCACAATACAATGATGTGTATTCTGGATTATAGATGTATCCAAACTGCTTGTATAGGGGAAACCCCATAACGGTAAGCGTCATCAACGGATCGTTTATGTCACGCAATCCGTCCCAAAACTTGATGGCTCCATCAAAATCCGGAAACGCTTGCTCAAAGCACTTTACTATTACATCATCATACGATCTTTGAATAGGAACCATGTCATCTGAAGCCAACAACAAAATATCGCCGTATTCGCCTTCCATGTCTGCGTTACAGGCTTGAATCTTGCTTTTGGAGTGACCGTAGCAGTACTTGATATCCACAGACTTTTTTTGAGTATCAAACCACTCACGCATGGAATCGTTGTTCATGGTGGGATCGTCTATGTCCATACTAACAACAAAACGCACATCATGCCTACCACTTAGGTAAGTCATATAGCGAGTAAACACAGTCTTGAACTTTTCAGGGCGGTTCCGTGTTGGGAACTTTATCACGAGTCGGCTCATTACGAATATCTCCTTTTTCAGTCTTCTGGCTTATTGCCAGGTTTGCTCCGTCCTATGTGGTATTTAGGACACAGTTCCCATTCGCCCTTTTCTTTATGGGGCAGAATCTTTATTTTGTTCAGGGGCACTTTGTCTACAATCTTTTCCTTATTCACAATCTTGAGCAGACCCCACTCCTCTAGCAGACACGCAATTGTGTTTCGCCGTCCAATGTCTTCGCTGTCAATAGAGGTGGGCAGATCGTCTAGTGCAAACATTTCCTTGAAATGGACAATATAGTACTTGCCACGCTTGTGGAGAATATGGCACGACTGCCACAACTTCTTTTCTTTGCGAGACGAAACCCCAATACGGGTCAAGGTTTCACGAACCTTCAAGAAGTCATCAGGCTTTGCAATAGTGACTTCTAACAGGTCCTTGGGTTCAAGATCAATATATCGTTCGTTTGGTTGTTCCATGCCTATTCCACTTTCTTAAAAAATACCGACACGGAACTATTTAGCAGTTTACGGCTTTCCACCCTTGGCAGTAAGTGCAACGATTTCTGAAATTTGTTGGGGTGACAACACAAGCAGGGCTTCTCGTGCCTTCTTGGCAGAGAACCCGTAGTACTCAATCAGGGCTTGCACCCGCTCGTCACTCTCCCGCTTGAGCCATTTGGAAAACCGTTTACGCTTTCGCACCGCTCCCCGAAGAAAGTCAAAGTGCATCTTGGGGTCAATGTGGGCACGGGTATTCATCTCGTTTACCGCAAACAGCGTATCAGGAAAATACGAAAGGCACCTACCCACTACAAACGGTGGGTACGATGGCTTGCCCCATTCAGGGGTGTCCATCAACGGCTCCTTGGTTTCGTTGATGGCTTTCAAATAATCAGTCAGACCGTGGCTCACTTGAATTTGCACTCCATCATTAATTGCACCATGCAAGCGGTCAGATTGATCTCTGCGTCTGCTGCGAACGCTGCCTTGTATTGGTAGTCTGCAAGAATCAGAATGGCTTGAGGAATGGAACCGTTTTCCATGTTCTCGTACAGGGCATCGTAAACGCTTCGGAACAGGCGAGTAGAGTCATTATCTAAATTCTCTACCACCCACTTGCGAACACCTGCAAAGTCCTTGCCCTTCATGCACTTGACCAATTCCTTGATCTGTACATCGGCAATAGTGTTCAGAATACCAACATCAATGACCCCACCCGCAGAGTACCGCTGAAGTTCGTTCAGGGTACGGCGGAAGTCGGGGAAATGCTTGCCGACCAGTTGTGCCACCACCTTCTGATCGTATTGGATGCCCTCACGCTTCAAAATATCTTCGGCTCGCTTCAGGAAACGAACTGCCAGATTAGGCTTTTCCTTGTTGGGAATACGAAAATCAATACAGGTGCATCGGGAGTGCAGCGGCTCAATCACCCTATTCTTGAAATTGCAAGTCAGGATGAAACGGCAGTTGGCTGCAAACTCTTCAATAAAGCCGCGAAGGGCGGGTTGAGTGGACTGTGCATTGGAATAGTCAAACTCGTCAAGAATGACCACCTTCTTTGCCCCATCTGTCAGGGACACAGTAGAAGCAAACTGACGAATCTTGGTGCGGAGGGTATCAATATTACCGTCCTCCGAACAGTTAACCATCAACCAATCACAACCAAGATCGTTGCACAGAGCCTTTGCAACAGAAGTCTTGCCACAGCCTGCCCCTCCTGAAAGGAGCAAGTTCTGTGGTTCCTTCCGCTGCACCATTTGGGTAAACGCATCCTGTGTTTCTTGTGGCAGGATGCACTCGTCCACGCTTTGCGGACGATAACGCTCAACCCAAAGACCCTTCACGGCTTCATTTATTTTCATATCACCTTTCAGGCAGAATAAGTGGAATCAGAGTGATTAGCAATCCAATAAGTTACAGGCTCGTTCTTGCACGAGAACATGCTGATGCCCTTTTCAGAAATCTGAACACGATAGTCATTGGACAGAATCTTGAGATTATCCACATCCAAAATAAACTCAAAATCTGCGTCCCCTTCGTATTCTGCAACAACCAAAGAGTACTGATTAGAAGTTACATCGTCCTTGTCTCGTGCAACCACCTGAATGTGCTTACGGTCTTCGGTGGGTTCCACGCAGAGGTGCTGCACTTGTAGAACTGCTGCTGCCTTGAGAAGTTCAGAGAAGTCCTTGGCAGGCAGATCAAATTCCACAACTGGATTAGGCATGGATACCCGCTTGTTGGTGTGGTTCACCAACTTCTCGTCGCAGTAGTAATACTTCATTGCAGACTTGCCGTTCTTGATTCCGATATAGTTCTGCTCAAATGTGAAATCAGGGTCTTTGAACAGGCTAACGGTTCCCAAGAACTTGTTCAGATCGTAAATACAGAACTGCTTGGGGAAAGTTTCGTCCACCTTGGCTTCCACCATGATGGTCTTGGTATTGGACACGGTGCTGATGGTATTACCCGTCTTTACCATAATACCGGGATTAATAGCCGAGAAATTCTTGAGAATATCAAGTGTTCGCTTGCTGATCTTCATGGTGTCGCTCTTACTCTTCGTTGCTGTAGTCATCGTAATGTCCCTTTCTTCCATAATTGTAATCGTTTGCCCAATCACGCAACTGCTGTCGATCTTGGCTTTTCTTTCCCCGCCGCTTCTTGTTGCCAGCACTCTTGCGAGCCTTTTTGGCTGCACGGTCGTAATCGTCCCAACTTGGCTTGCTCTCCATCAAAAGTCTCCTATATCTGAAATTAGATTCTTTAGTCCCTTGCTAATCATGTAGTTCAAAATCTTTGAACGATTAGCCTTAAACGGTTTGTTCCACTCCTCCATGATACGCTCTTGGTATTCTGTAGGAATGCACAGATGCGAGATGAGAGTCTCGTTTCTGTTCCAATTGGCTGCAACAGCATCAGGAACCTTGCCGCTTTCAGCCCAAGACTTTTCCAATTCCTCTAACCGCTTACGGGTAATAGGCTTTTGACGCTTGCCGTCTGTGACAAAACAATCGTCTTCAGACAGCACATTCGGAACACCGTCTGAAGAATCGCCCTTCACAATGTGTTCAAACAAGAAAGTTTTTGGATTGTCAATCGTGACAAACTTCTTCTGCATGGGCGAGTACTGCTGCACTCTATTGTAGATTTGCAGTTGCCCAAAATCTTTGTCTCCACTCAGAATCATAACAGGCTCCTGCTCATGCAGGTTTCGTGCAAGCACAGCAATCACATCGTCGGCTTCGCACCCTCTCACGGATATGTTCTTGTACGGGAACACCTCACGAACCTCTGTTCTGATGGTGTCCATAATTTCATAAAACCGCTTCCACATGTCGGGATTGTCTTTGCGAGCCTCACGACGAGAAGCCTTGTAGTGTGGGAAAAACTTGCGTCGCCACGAGTACTCACCGCCCTGCCCTTCTTGGCATAGCACGAGTTCGCCGTACTCCTTGCCGAACCGCTTGCGGTACATGCGATAGGTATTCAACACCATATGACGAATCAGCGACTCATCGGTGTAGTCCAAGTCCCGTTGTGCAAACAGGGACGACATAATCACTTGGCTGTTGTCTACGAGAATCATAGAGTCTTTAGCAACAAGCAGTGCTTGTTGATCCTTCCTGTTGGAGCCGCAGTCTTGGTCTTGGCATCTTCAAGTGCCTTGAGCAGTCCTGCTGTTTTCTTCAACCAGTCCTCCCACTTACGCACAGTTTTTTCGTATGACTTGGCGGTATCCCATCCTGTAATGGTAGACCCCTTGACACTCAACCCTGCTTTGGGTTCAGCGGCAACGAATACTGTAGCCTTGTGGTTCTTGGTGTTGAACACGAGCAGTCCTTGAGCACCAATAATACCACGAGGATCAACAGACTGCAAGCCGCTCTCGCTCTTTTGGCAATACTTTAAACGCTTCACCAATTTTTCAGGGTTCACCTTGCGGGGTTTGCGTGGCTTACGGGCGGCACTCATGCCACCAATTTTTGAATCCACAGCCTCCACCGCTTCGTTGAATATTTCAAGTAACCGCTTCTGTGCAGGTCTTTTCAAATATGAATACCCCTCAACCAAATCGGGATCAGTCTTGGAGTACGCTGCTTGCATTTCCTGTGCAACAGTTTGCAGCCTTTCCTTGACAATGAGTGCCGTTGGACGGGTCATGGTCTTGGAAGCGATCCACGGGGCTATAGACGGCTTATACCGCTTGCTGTCAACCCCTGCGAAGGCTTCGTCAATCAGGGGTTCTAGTTCCACAAGGGTGTCATTAGCCTTGGCACGAAGGCGGTCTTGAATATTTGGAGCGTCCTCGTCCGCAGGTGCCGCTGCACGGGCTTCTGCCAACAGGTCAGTAATGTATTTTTGAATTGTCTCTGCCTGTTCAGGTGTCCACTGGTAGCCACGAGACTCCATACGGCAGTACGGACACACCAAGCGTAGGGTTCCCTTGGACACACGAGACACCAGTTTGGCATCGTCTTTGCGTCCCTTGCTCTTGAACCACTCGCTGATCCACTCCCGTGCATCAGACGGCGAGAACGACTGCCTGTAGAAGTACATGCCACGATCCAATGCCTTGGCACGGGTTTCGTCGCTTGCAAAGTCTTCAGGAGTGAACAGCGGTTCGTCTCCACCGTTCAGGATTCGCTGTACTCGTTCCTTGGATAGTTTCTTGCTCATGGTGTGCATAGACGGCTAAAGTTGTTCACCTTCTTGAATGTAACTATGTTGGCAAATTTGTCAAGCAGTTGGTCAGATTTATGACTAATTACGAATACATTATTTGCTGCACCCATATTTTGGAGAATCTTTATGACTTCTTCTGTGCCTACTCCGTCCAGAGACGAATCAAATACTTCATCCAAAATAAGCAGATTGGTGTTGGCTGAATTCTTCATTTTGGCAATGTCACGCCACGCCAATAGTAGCGACACATCTATTCGTAGTTTCTCGCCTTCGCTAAAGTTTTCGTAGGAGAACTCGTCGCGGTGGCGGCTCTTGATGATTTCCACAAAATCCTCGTTCAGCGTGAACTGTGCAAAGAAATCCATAGACACCAAGTACTTGTTGATAATTTTATTCAGGGCAGGAATGTACTTCTTGATAATCTTTCTCTTGATGCCGCTGTCCTTGAGCAGCACGGTGGCAATCTCCATTGTGTGGAGGTCTTCCACCACACCTTTACGCTCGTCTTCCTTTTCACCCTGCTGCTGCTGAATGCCTTCAAGTGCTGTACGCTCCGCAGCAATACTGTCTCGTTCTGCAATCGTCTTGGTTTGCAGATCACGCAACTGCTTGATGTACTTCTTGGAAGACGCAATAGCAGAATCGGTTTTAGCCACTTCAGTCTGCTTGGCGTTCATGGCTTGTGATTCTTTTACCAAAGCATCCAAGTGTGCCTTTTCTTTGCCGATCATTTCTTCAATCTTATTGATAGCCGTTTGCAGTTCGTCTTGGCGAGCAGTCTTCTTGGCAATCATGTCATCACGGAAAGACTGTGGTAGATCGTGCTTGCACACAGGGCAGTCTTCGTTCTTCTGATAGAAGTCACTCTCTTCCTGTGCCTTCTTGATGTTGCTGCTCATCTGCTTCTTGAGTGTAACCATTTGATTCAGCGAATCCCGCTTGGCATCAATCGCAGCAGTATTGGCAGTCATGGCATTTATCTCTGTCTGCAACTCGTCCTTTCGCTTCAGGAGTTCGTCAAGCGTTTCCTGCTCTTCGGATTCCTGCGAACGATACGATTGGAGTTGTGAATCAGACTTCTGTTCAATCTTGCCAATCAAATCCTTTTTGTGTTCCACCTTGAGTTTCAGGGTACTGATTTCTGCTTCCACTCCACGCAGAGTTTCCTTTGCGTCCTGTAGACGGGACTTCAGCACATCATTCATCTTGGAGAACACATCAATATCCAACAGGTTTTCCACGATGCCTCGTCTGTCTCCCGCAGGTAGACGCAT